AGCTATTAGATGGCATAGCCGATGATCAAGAAGGCAGAAGAATGTCCATGAGTTTGGTTGACGCCATCAGTTCTGCCCAAACAGAGTATAATCAATGCGTAAATAGACAAAGCAAACTACTAGACTCCCTAAAAGAAAAGAGGAGCGATCGACTTAAGAAGGAAATTAAAAACAATGCAAGTATTCTTAATTTAGTTCAACTTTGGAAAGATGAAGAGTCTCGAGCCAAGCTAATTAAGCTAGCAGAGCTAAGAAAGAAAACTGTTAAAAAAGAAGTCGAAAGGCTTTCTAGTATGGACGAAATGAAAGCGAGAATTTTAGGCTTATCAGAAGACGAGGCTGTAAATGGTTAAATGTAAAGCTTGCGAGAAAGAGTTTGAGACAGAGAAGGAATTACACAAACATATTCGTTCTCACGACTTACTTCTTGTAGATTATTACCAAAGGTATACCCCTCGACATGATCTATTAACTGGGGACTTAATAAAATTTAAAAATAAAGAGCAATATCTTTCTGATGATTTTAATACTAAAACAAACATGAAAAAATGGTTAAACTCCATCCCAGTAAAGGAAGCGGAAGAGTATTGTCAGAACCTTCTAAAAAAAAGAAAAGAAAAAAAAGAATTAATTTATACTCCTACCCAAGTAGAGCTAAGAAGCATTCTCTGTCCTCCTATACAATTTTTTCAGAAGCTCTTCGGGGATTATTATAAATTCTGTTCTAATTTGGGCTTTAAGAATAAATATATCTTGCCAAACGATATTGTAGAAGGTCACGAATGGAAAAGTCCAATACATAAAATATTCATCGACACAAGAGAACAAAAACCCTTAAAATTCAAAAGACCTATTGAGATAAGAACTCTGAAATATGGAGACTATGCTTTCAGCAGTAAGACTGCGACGTGTAATTGCTATATCGAAAGAAAAGCTTTATCAGACTTCATTGGTACCATGAGTGGAGGTTATGAAAGATTTATCAATGAAATTAAGCGAGCGGAAGAAGATGGAGCTTATTTAGTAGTATTGGTTGAAGAAAAATTTCAAAACGCAGTAGGGTTTAAATTTTTACCTCACATCTCCAAAAAGATAAAAGCTACTCCTGAATTCATATTTCATAGAGTAAGGAGAATAAGCCAAAAATACCCTCACGTACAGTTCTTGTTTGTTAATGGTAGAAAAGAGGCTACTAGAGTCGTTGAGAAAATTTTTATGAGTGGATGTATCCACGAAAAGGCAGACTTGCAACTAGCATACGATATGAAGAAATTATAATGTGGAATTACCCAGATTCATATAAAACTAATTTTGTTGATTTTAATGAAGAGTTAAAATCTTTAAAAGGAGAGTTAGAGGATAAAGAAGCTAAGATATCTTTAGCTAAATTTCTTAATCATAACATTGGGCTTACCACAGAATTAGTCTCAGGAATCAAGCTGGCGCCATTTCAGGAAATTACTTTAAAAGGAATGATGAATCGTAATTTTTCCATGTGCGTATGGGGTCGTGGTTGTGGAAAGACTTTCATTGCTAGCGTTTTCTGTTTCCTTCAATGTATGTTTAATCCCGGCACTAAAATCCTAATAGCTGGCCCTACTTTTCGTACAGCTAGGTTTATATTTAATAATTTAGAAAAGATGGTAGAAACCAAAGGGGCCGAACTACTAGCTCAATGCTTCGGAGCAAAGACTAAAAGAAATGATCAATTTGAATGGCTAATAAACGGAGGATCAATTACAGCTATTCCGTTAAATGGAGAAAAAATTCGTGGTTTTCGCGCAAACGTTCTTGTACTGGACGAGTATTTACTTTTGCCTGAAGATATTATCAAGACTGTACTTATGCCGTTTTTGGTTGCCCCACAAAACATTAAGGAAAGAATAGAGATCAGAGAAGCAGAAGATAAGCTAATCCAAGAAGGCTTAATGAAAGAAAAGGATAGAATGGTTTTTGAAAACGACTCTAAAATGATAGCGCTCTCTTCTGCAAGTTATACGTTCGAAAATCTTTATACAACATACAAAGAATGGGTTGCGAAAATCTTTGATAAAGATGAAAAAACTTCAAACTATTTTATTTCTCAAATGGGGTTTGAATCCTTACCTAAGGAAATGATTGATACAACTATTATCGACGAAGCTAAGAGCGGTGGACAAAGTCACTCGAGTTTTCAAAGGGAGTATTGCGCTCAATTTACAGATGGAAGTGATAGCTATTTTAGCGCTAAGAAAATGCACGAATGTACGATTCCAGACGGCGAAGCGCCTACGACAAAAATAGTGGGAGACAAGGGGCAAAAATATATTGTAGCTATTGACCCTAGTTTCAGCAACAGTCCCACCTCAGACTTTTTTGCCATGGCTGTAATGGAATTAGATGAGGAAAATAAGTGCGGCACACTAGTTCATAACTATGCTTTAGCTGGAGGAGACCTCAAAGATCATATTCAGTATTTTTATCATGTGATGAATAACTTCGATGTCGAATTAGTAATCATCGATAACGCCGGGTTCCAGTTTTTAGATAGCTGTAATGAGAACGGACTATTCAGAAAAGATAAGATTAATCTAAAATTCTTTAACTTTGACAGTGACGCAGAGGGCATAGATTATGACCTCATGCTAAAAAAATCCAGAAGAGAATATAACAAAGAAAATCATAAAATTTGTTTTAAGCAGGTCTTTACTAGTGATTATATTCGAAGAGCTAATGAGCACCTTCAAGCTTGTATAGATCATAAAAAAATATGGTTTGGCTCTAGAGTTTCAGCAAACACTTCTGCATTTGATAAGTACTCCAGCCAGAAGGTAAGACTAAGTCATGTAAATGAAGATTCCATATTAGACTTTATAGAAGTGCAGGATTCTCATATTTATAATACTAAAAAGCAGTGTACATTAGTGGAGGTAACGTCTACTGCAAGGGGCACGCAGACCTTTGACCTGCCCCTACATCTAAGAAAAGACTCTTCGATACATAGAGCGAGAAAGGATAACTACACTACGTTAATGCTAGGAAATTGGGCGGTTAAGTGCTATTTTGACTTAATGAGTGCGCCAAAAGAAGATATGGAAACATTTATTCCTACATTGATATAAAAAAACTTGAAAAAAAATCCTAAATAGTGTAAATATTATCCAAAAGGAATGAAAAAAATCCAAAAGACAACGACGGCCAAAAAACCAGCAAAAACAGCAAAGAAAACTGCTGCAAAGAAAGCCCCAAAGACGCGCGTAGTAAGGAAGGCTAAAGATGAAGAAGAGGATGGACCGCTTATGGTACATACCAGCATGGGCTCCGCCGTTAAGCCAACAAGATCTAGGAGGAACAGGGCTGGCTCTATAGAGAGAACGGGCAGATTTGACAATATAGATAATGGATTAATTCCTTTTAATTATGCGACCGGTAGCGCTTATAAGTCCTCGAACCTGACAATAAGAGACTCCGTTATTCTCTGTCAAAAAGCTTATTATAATTTTGGAATTTTCCGTCACACCATAGACTTAATGACCGAGTTTTCTTCTGGAGAAATTTATCTCAGAGGGGGCAGTAAAAAGTCTAGAGATTTCTTTGAAGCGCTATTTAAAAAAATAGATCTATGGTCAATTAGAGATAGGTTTTTTAGGGAATACTATAGATCCGGAAACGTGTTTGTTTATAGATTTGACGCAACTCTGGATAAAGGTGGAGTAACTAAACTTACTCAAACATTTGGCTCAAACAAAATAGGAAAGAAAAAATTACCTTTGCGTTATTTAATTCTTAATCCCGCAGACATACAAGTTGGAGGTAACGTTTCCTTTGCTTCGGGAACATACTATAAGGTGTTAACAGACTACGAGCTAGAAAGACTTAGAAACCCAAGATCCGAAGAAGACAGAGAAGTTTTTTTAAGTTTAGATTCAGAGATAAGAGAAGCAATCCAAAAGAAACAAAGCAACCAAGTTCTGCTCCCACTAAACAAAGACAGAATCCATGCAGTTTTTTACAAACGCCAAGACTATGAACCATTCGCTGTACCCATGGGATATCCAGTGCTCGACGATATCAACTGGAAAGCTGAAATGAAAAAAATGGATATGGCTGTTGCTAGGACTATGCAGCAAGCTATTTTGCTTGTGACGATGGGTGCAGAACCCGACAAGGGAGGCATAAACCAAAAGAACCTACAGGCTATGCAGTCGCTCTTTCAGAACGAATCTGTGGGAAGAGTATTAATTGCAGATTATACAACTAAAGCAGAATTTGTCATTCCTAATATTGCTTCTTTGCTTGACGCGAAAAAATATGAAGTGGTTGATAGAGATATCGCAATGGGCCTTAATAATATGCTTTTGGGTCATGATAATAAATTTGCAAATCAGAGCTTAAAGATTCAAGTGTTTCTTGCTAGGCTAAGACAAGCAAGACAAGCTTTCTTAAACGAATTCTTGCAACCGGAAATAAAAAGGGTAGCTAGAGAAATTGGGTTGAAAAACTACCCAGTAGCTCACTTTGACGACGTAAGTCTAAGTACTGATCCCAACATAACAAGAATTTACGCTAGGCTTATTGAGATGGGTATTCTTACCCCTGCGGAAGGAGTGTCTGCGCTAGAGTCCGGAAGGCTACCCACTCCAGAAGAGTCTGTGGAATCTCAAACTGAATACAAAAAGCTTAGAGATAAAGGTTTCTATGAGCCGATGATGGGTGGACCCCAAACTCAAGTCGATCTTGTGGATAAAACTCAAAAGGGGCAAATGGAGCTACAACACGAAAGCATTAAGTCTCAAGAAAAAATGGGTAAAGAGAAAATGAAAAGCGAGGAAAAGAAAGCTGCAGCAAAGCCAGCGGGTACTGTTCCTCCAAAAGCGGGAGCTAAAACTCCTAAAGGTCAAACCGGTAGGCCCGGAGGCTCAAGCTCTCCTCAAACCACGAAGAAGGTTTCTCCCCAAGGGCAGGGGCCACAATCTAAGGCTGAGCTTTATTCTATAGCTGAAGTTAAAAATACTTTTATTGAAGTAGAAAAGCTAAACAAAAAAGTAGAGTCACAACTACTAAGAAAGCATAAGTTAAAATCCCTAAGTAAAGATCAACGAAATATAGCTGAACAAATTACTCATTTAGTAATTGCTAATGAAGATCCAAAAAATTGGACAGCAAAAAAGATAAGAGATTATATGTCTGACCCCAAAGACAAAAATCCCGAAAGGATAAAGGATATTCAAAGCATTGCCTACGAACATCAAGTGGATGATTATTTAGCTACAGTTCTCTACTTAAGTAAGGCAAAAGGCGATGAAAAGAAATAGGGTAATCTACGCTAATGAAGGAGTTTTTTGTGGCCCCTCTTTTAGAGAAGGGGAAGTTTATAATTCTAATATTCAAACACCCAACTTAAGTAGGCTTCAGTCTATAAGTTATGAATTTGAGGTTCCTAGGGAGCAATTTACAACATTGGGCAAGGATGCTCCTGCTCACCACAGATCATTTAAGCACCCTTCCGTAAAGTTTAATTTAGAATATTATTCCGCATCATTTACTAACGAAAACCTTTTTGGTTTGAAGGTAGATTCTCTAGAAGACTGCATAATAGAAAATATAATGAATTCGGGTGACTTGACTAATTATAAAAAGAATTTTTATTTAGTCTCAGCCAAAGAGGGGGTAGATTTTGTAAATGGTGATAGCGCAGACATAGAAAACGTTACGTATTTCTCAGATTGCGTAATGCAGTCATATAATTATGATTTATCCGTAGGAAATTTTCCAAAGGTTTCTGTTGGATTCGTAGGTGAGAACATGGGGCACCATTATCTGAGGCATCATAAGCCAGAGGATGTTGTTGTTTATGCTTCAGATTTTAGTGCTGATGTTGATGGGTGGATTGAAAAGTCACTTGGAGATCTATACATAACCCATGACGGGAAATTACTACTGC